CGTGGCGATCGTGTCGAGCACGGGCGCGAGCTTCTCGAGCACCGGGAGTAACGCCTTGCCGACGCTCTCCTGCGTCTCACCCCACGCGACGTTCATCTTGTCGGCGCTCGTCGCGGTCGCCTCCGCGGTCCCCTTCACTTGGTGTTCGACTTCGCCGAGCACGATCTTCTGCGCGCCGAGCGTGTCGCCCGCTTTCACCATCGCCTTGATCTGCGCCTTCTGCGCGGCGGTGAACGTCACGCCCGCCCGGCCCAGCGCCGAGATCCCCTTCACCGGATCCTGTAGTGCCTTCCCGAGCTGCTTCGCGGTTGAGTCCATGTCACCGAACCCGGCCTTCGACAAGTCGGCGGCCGCCGCGGTCGCCCGGTCGAAGATCCCGGCCTGCCGTCCCGTCTCGCTCGACACTTTCCCGAAGGTCGCGAGCAACGCCTGAGACGACATGATCGCCTCATCGTCGATCCCGGTCTTACGCGAGAGCGCCCCCGCGAAATTCTCCGCCTCCTTCGCGGCCTTCCCGGTCGTGTCGCCCATCGCCCGGAACACCTGCTCGAGGCGGTTCGTCGCGACCTCAGATTCGAGCGCCGCGTCGACTGCACCTTTGCCGAACGCGGCGACGGCCCCGATCGCGAACGCGCCGGCGACGGCACCGCCGACGCCTTTCGCCCACCCCTTCATCTTCCCGCCGGTCGATTCGACCTTCGAGACTTCCGACTTCAGTTTCGAGGCGTCGCCGATGAACCGGACGAGGACGTCGAGCCCGCCGCCCATCGCTCCGAGCCCCGCCATGTCAGCGGCTCCGCGCCCGTGAACGTGCCTCGGCGCGACGGCGGGCCCGTTCCTCGTCGTGCAATACCTGCCGCATCTCTTCGAGGAGGCCGACCGGGAGCGTCATCACGTCGGCCGGGTTCAGGTTCCAGACGCGAGCAACCGCGGCGGCGGTGCGCCATCGCTCGCGTCGGGGACTTCCGGGGAGTCGTCCCCGATGTTCTCGATATCGCCGGGCCCGTACTGCATCGCCTCCGCGAGCGTGAACGCTTCCTGTGTGCGCCGTACCGTCACCCACACGAGCGCCGCCATCCCGCGCGCTTGTGACTTCTCGAAGAGCTCGGAGAGCGACATCCCGGTTTCTTCTTCGACCGCGGCCAGGTCCGCGAATGTCATTGTCGCCTGATCGATCAGCACCTTCTCGCGTGTCACAGTCGGCCTACCTCCCGCGCTCCGAGCGCGCGCATGTCGTCATGGAACGATTCGGGGGCCCCGTCGAGCGCCCGCGCGGTCGCGTCGGTGCGGCCGTCGATATAGCCCGCATACGGGAGCGTCCCGCCGTAATGGACGAGCCCGGTATCGCCCCGCCGTTCGGCCCGTACCGTGTTCCGGAGGCGGCCGGTACGGACGGGGACGAGCGGCCGCAACCGGTCTGCGACCGTGTTCGCGTTGCGGCCCGCGACGGGGCCTATCCCCCGGTCGACTCCGCGCGTGAGCTGGCGCAGTCCCGCGTCGAGCTTGCGCGTGTCGACCTCGACGCGCGGGCCGCTACTCATGTCGCCGTCGAGCCACCAGGCGTCGACGCGTGCGTCTGCGGTTCCGGTGCCGACAGCGTCCCGGCGGGCGGCACGATCGGGAACGTCGGATCGCCCTGCACCGCGAGCACAAGATCGAATTCGGATGCCTCACCGACGGCGGCGTTCAGGTACGCGAACCCGGTGACATAAGCCTCGCCCTCCATCGCCGGGTTATCGGCTGACACCGCGACGCGCGAGTCGGGCACGAGGAGGAACGGTTGCACCGTGTTGCACAGCGGCCGGAGAGTGTTCCACAGCCCGTCAGTCGCGCCGAACGACTGCACACAGGTGATCGTGATCGTCCACTTCTCGGGCTTGTAGCTCGTGAACGTCCCGCAGAATGTCTCGACGTCGTTCGAGTCCTGGTCGGGATGCGCGTCGATCTGGTTCGCGCCGCATTCGATCTGCACTTCGGCGCCGGCCGGGCCGATCGCGATCGTCGGCTTCTGAAGGATGAACGGGGGCTTGTCGACAATTACCGCGGTCATAGCTAGGCACCTCCAAAGGTGACGGGTTGCACAACATGGATGCGGGCGGCCTGGTAGGTCAGCCCTCCGACTTCGAGCGGGCCCGGCGCGCCGGTACCGGCGACCGTGAGGGCGGCCGCTTCGAGCGCGGGGATCGCGGCCGAGACGAGCTGCTCGAGCTGCTCGTAGCCGGGCTGCGGGTCGATCCGCGCGCCGATGCAGAGCACGTCGAGCTGCGCCATGTACGAACAGACCGTGTGCAGCGCAAGCCACGGTTCGGCCCAGACGAGCACGAAACACGGCGGGGTGACACTGTCCACCGGGCCGTCGTGGGCGGGCCAGTCGTCGCCGGACGGCGCCAGTCCGGTCAGCGCGGCGACGACACGCGCCCGCAGGTCTGCGAGCACGCTCATGCGCTCACCCGACCCCGAACTGGACCTTGATCGGGATCAGCGCGTTCCGGTGCCGCGCGTACACGTCGGCGGGTACGGACATGACGCCGATGTCGGCGAACCCGACTGCACCGAACGCGGCATCGTTCGCCTTGTAGAACTCGATGCCGATCGCGATGTTCTCGGTGACAGCCAACGCGGGCGGCGGGTCGGGCATCGGATCGTCGGCGGGCCGGTCGCAGAGCTGATCCACTACCAACGCGGCGGCATCCAGACACAGCTGCAGCCACTCGGAGTTTTTCGGCGTGACCGTGACACGCAACGCCGCGGCGAGCTCCTCGACGGTGGCGTACGCCATTCATTCGACCTCGTCGGCGTCGCCCTCGATGTGCGGTGCCGGTGCCGGTGCCGGTGCAGGCTCGGGCGCGCCTGTACCGCCGGTGCCCTCGTCGGCCGGGCCCGAACCGTCCTCGCGGACGACCTGCTGATTGGGGGCGTCGAGACGCTCAGGTTCAGCGTCGCGTCGTTGGGCGCTCATGGTGTCGCCGTCACCTTGATCACGCCGGTCGGTTCGATCACCACGCAGTCGAAGTCGCCGGCGTAGCCGACCTGCACGCCCCACACCGAGGGTTCGACCACCTGCAGGTTGCCGTACTTGTACTCGAACGCCTTCGCGGCGGCAGTCGAGTACACGAGGATCGTGCCGGCCGCGAGCCCGGCCGACATGATCACCGTCAGGCCGCTGATCGACCCCTGCGCACCCTGACCGATGGCCGCGACCGGGAAGCCGGTCGAGTAGGCGTTCGTCGGGTTCACGTTGGGGAAGAGCGGGCCGATCGCGCCGAGCATGTCGGGCGACACGGCGACGACCGTCTGCCCCTGCCCCTTCGTGGCGGCGAACACCTGACCCGCGGCACCCCAGATCGCCTTGGCGACATCGGCGCCGGTGGGCGTGGCCGGGATCGCCGGCCCGGCTGTGGCGGCGGCCGTCAGCACCGTGCCCGCCTCGTCCTCGGTCTCGATCCCGTACTGCTGGGCGAGGTCGTTGATCACCATGTCCAGGATCGCGGGCGACGTGCGGTTGATGTCCTGCTTGGAGATGTTGACGTATCCGCCGAACGTGTCGGCGCCGAGCGGCGTCTTGGTCACCGTCATCTTCCGCGACGCCAGCTCGGTCTTCTCCGCCGCTTGCTTGCCGACCTGCGTGTGCTGGGTCACCCGCGCGTAGCTCCAGGCGCCGGGACCGAGGTCGGTCGGGCCGAGGGTGGCGCAGATGGGACGGGCGACCTCGATGTAGTTGACGATCGGTTGCACGATCGACTCGGGCAACAGGCCCGGGTTGTCGACGGTGGTCTGATGCGCGGCGGCACGTTGGAATACCTGGATCCGGTCGGCTGCCTCGCGGTCGCCGAGCTGCGCGAAGTACATGTCGGCCACGTACGCGCCGGCGGAGCGGTACTCGACCGGCGCCCTCGGGTCGCGCGACGCCTGCCGACTGATCTCCGCGGTGCGGTCCTGGGACACCTGCGCGATCTTCTTCGACTCCGCGATGGGGGCACGTTGGGCCTCCAGCTCGGAGATGCGCGACGTGGTCCGCTGGTACAGCTCCATCTCCTGGGCTGTCAGGTCGCGGCCTTGGGCCTTGATGTCTTCCAGAAGACCATTCTGAAACGCGGTCTTTTCCTCGATCTCAGACGTGAGATCGGCCAGCATTTGATCTTGGGCCGACATTTTCGGGCCTCCTCATACACGGTTGATTCACGTGTAGCGACTGGGGCCCGTTTCACGCCCGGCGACTCTGCGCCGTTACCTCGTGCGTGGCGGCGACGTTGCTACGTCAGCAGCGAACGGTACTCGGCCTCTCGCCGCTCGGCGAGGATCTTGTCGAGGTTCGGCGTGGCCGACACGACGGGGGCCACCACCGCGGGCGGCGCGGTGCGGACCTCCAGCACCTCCGCGCCCACGTACGCGGGGGTCGCGGTGAGTGCGACGTGATCGAGGAAGGCCTTGCGGACGAGGCGCCGGCCATCGGTGATCGTCTCGTCCCTGGGGGCGACGGCCATCCCGATCGACGCGCCGAGGAGTCCGTCAGCGGCATCGTTGAGAGTTTGGTCCCCGTCGGGGGTGCGCCGGATCTTGACCGTGCCGATGAGGCCGCGGGGGTCGTCGGGGTCGAGGTCCAGCACGGTCCCCACCCACCGGTCGGGGTCGTGTTCCAGGTTGACGGTGAACTTGCGGGCCCGGTTGCGGATGGCGCCGAACGCGCCGCGGGCGATGCACTCCTCGACGAGTCGGCCACGGTGCTCGACAACGGCCCACTCATCGAAGGGCGCGACGACGAGCGAGATGACCCGGTCGGGGTAGTCGACCTCGGCGACGGTCGCGGAGCGGATCTCGATCGGGCCATGGTTGTCGGTCATGCGGGAACTCCTGCCGGTGTGAACGGCGCGGCCGGCGCCGCGGATTGACCGCTGATCGCGAACCGTTCGAGCTGTTGCACGTCGGTGGCGGTGAGTGCACCGATGCGGACGAGGATGTCGTAGGTCTGCGCACGTTGCAGCGGGTCGGGACGCACGTATTCGTCGCGGTTGACTTCGATGTCAGTACCGCGCGGGAGCGCCCACTGCGATAGTGCATGCACGACCGGCGACACCTTGGGTCGCAGTCCCGCGCGCCAGTGGTAGTCGAACAGCGCGGTGACGTTCGAGTAGGTCATGGAGTCGCCACCCGACGGCAGCCCGACGAGGAATGGCGGGACACCCAACATCACCGCGATGCGGCTCTCGGTGTACTGCGAGAGCTCGAGGAGCGCCATGTCGGCCGGGCTGATCTGCAACGTCTCGATCTCGACACCGCCCGACAGGATCGCCGGCATCCCGAGGTTGTTCATGCGCGACGTCCACCACTGCTCCTGCAGTCCTGCGATCTGTTTCGCCGACAGCTCGGTCGGGTGCTTCATCACGTAGTACGGGATGCCACCCGACTCGATGACACGCGCCGCGTAACGCTGCAACAAGCCCGCGGCGACCATCCGCGCGCGGCCCGCGTCGAGCGGGCCCGTCCCGCGCGCGCTCGACGTCGTCGACTTGTACCGGATGTGCAACAGGTCGGGCCCCGGGTCGATCGCACCGATCCGGTAATGCCGCCGGCCGTCGGCGCCCATCTCGACATTCACGAGCCACGGCTCGAGCACATGGAACCGGGCCGGCCAGCCGTCCGCGTAACGCGACGTGCAGATCACGAACGCCTCGCCGAGCTGGTAGTCCCACCACAGCTGCTTGGCGAACTCGTCCCACGACGAGTACAGGTCGGGATTCGGGTTCGCGAGCCACGTCGACGGGCCCACGATCCCGTTGTTCTGAGTGGCGTAGGGCGGCATCGTCGAGATGATCGACGCGTTCAGGTCCACGCACATCCAGGCCGCGTCGACGAGCGTGTCGAGCTGACCCCACGCCGGCGTCGACCATTCGTCGGGCCAGCCCGACCACGGCGCGGCGCGCGGTGGCGGCATCCGCGGTGGCGGCGGACCCTCGTCGATGATCTCGAGACCGTCGGGGTCGCCGGCCCGCGCGTCGGGCGGGCCGACCGTCGCGGGCGGGACGTCCGCCGGGTCGTTCGCGTTCGGTCGCAGCGACCGCTCCTCGACCGGCTCATGGGCGCTCATCAGCGCAAACGCTACGCCAGTGATAGTCGAACAGAGCGGACGCGCCGGTGAGTGGTCAGTGGATGGCCGGTATGGGCGGCGCGCGGTGCGCCGCGAGGAGCGCCCACGCCGACGCCCGCACCAGATCGGCGCGCACGCCCGGCACGAGCGTGAGCCCGGTCGGCGTCTCGCGCACGTGCACGGCCGTGAGGACCTCGAGGTCGGGCGCCTGGTCGTGGCAGACCTGACCGGTCGAGATCAGCTGCCGCAACAACGCGAGCCCCGCGCGCGTGTCGGCCGGGACCATGACCTTCGGCCGGTAGCGCGGCTCGACCTGATCCACGAGGCTCGACGCGACGACGAGCTCGACCCGGTCCCGCACGCCGGCCAGGAGCTCGACATCAGCGAACGCCGCGGCCCAGTCGTCGACGAGCCACCCGTCGAGCTCGAGGCGGCCGTCCTCCGCGCGGGCGACCGCCGCCACCGCCGCGCCCCGGCCGTAGTGGTCGTCCACGGCGACGAACACCGCTGAGGATCCGGTGTCGACCTGCGCGAGCCGGGCCGCCCACACGGCCGGCTCGATGAGCACCGCGCCCGGATCCGACGTCGTACGCAACGGCCAGACGTTCAAGAACTGCGAACGGAACGACTCCACCGGGTCGGCCTCATCCGGGTCCAGCAGCTCACCGGCGCGCACGCTCGCGACGCGTTTCTCGATCAGACGTTCCCGGCCGGCCGACCAGTGCGGCGACGCCCGCCGCCACGCGCTGCGGTCGTCGATGTCGGCGTCACGAGGCGCCGACCACTCGATCAGCAGCGTCGCATCGGGCTCGGCGAGCTGGCCGAGCGCGGCGGTGCGGCGCGTCGGGAACAGTGACGTCGCCTTCGAGTGCGCGGTCGACGCGAGCACCAGCTGCGGCGACGCCCGCTCCGCCATCGTCGGTTCGAGACCGTCCTCGACGACGTCGGCCGCGACACCCCACGCCTCGTCGACCAGCACGTAGGAGCCGGGGTACCCGTACACCGAACCCTTGCCGCGCACGATCCAACGCGACCCCGAGGTCGGTTCGGTGATCTGCTCGTTGCCGTTCTGCTCGCGCACCGGGTACCCGCGGGCCTTCGCCCACGCCCGCGCGAGACGCTGCACTTCCTTGCACACCGGCAGGTCCTTCCCCGTGTGCAAGAGCGTCTGCTCCTCCCCGAACCGCTCCGCCTGATGCAGCCGCCACGTCGCGCCGCCCCGCAACAGCGTCGACTTGCCGACCTGGCGGGCCGTTGTCTCGAGACACTCGAGCCAGACGAGCCAGCCGTCGTCGTCGTGTTCGAGCTGGCGTACGAGGGTGAGCGCCTGGAACCACCGCAGCGTGATGCCGGCTTCCCGGTCGAGCCAGCTGACCGCGTCGGGCCCGTACGAACCGACCGCCGCGGGATGCGGCGCGGTCATGAACCGCGGCCACGTCGCGTCGTCGGGCACGTCACGCCACGGCGCGAGCCACGGTGCCGCGTCCCACACCGGATGATCAGGACCGGGCGAGTCGTCGGGCTCGGCGAGCGCGAACCCGAGCTCGGGCACCGGCGCGTCGTGACGATGCCATCCGAGCGCGGCGGCCTGCGCACGCTGGCACCGCCAACACGCCGGCAGCGACCGACAGCAACCCGACCCCTCGACGTGATGGTGCAACGCGAGCGGCGGCGCATGGTCGAGCTCGCTGGCCGGCTCACCGCAGTGGTGGCACAGCGCGCCCGGTCGGATCAGCGCCGCACGTCGACGCTCATGCGCTGGCCCATAGGGCGAACCACGCCGCGGCATCCCCGCCAACCTACGAGGATCGAGCCCGGCACGGCCCGATGCCGGCCGATCGACGCCGATCCGGGGGGATATCGGCCAAGGAG